AAAAACATATAATTGGCCTTTTGAGGTAATTGTTTACAATGAAGATGAGTCAATCTTACCAGATTTAAAAAAGTTTGTTGATAGAAACAAACATAGACAACCTATATCAGACTTTAAAGAAAAAAGTCTTGATTTTATAACAGATGGTGTTAGATTTAGTTATAAAGTATATGCATATACACATGCCCTAATGACACAAGAGGCGGATGGATTAATTTGTATTGACGCAGACAGCGTATTTCATAAACCAATTGATGAAGAATGGATAAAAAAACATATTCATAAAGATGATTGTATGATGTCTTATCTAGGAAGAGGTAATCATTATAGTGAATGTGGTTTTTTATACTTTAATTTAAAACATAAAGATACTATTTCTTATGCAAATAGAATGAAATCATTATATGATACAGATGGCATTTATAATTTAAAAGAACAACATGATAGTTATATTTGGGATTATGTAAGAAAAGAATTTGAAAACAGAGGTACAAAAAATCATAACATTGGTGATGGTAAACCAGGTCATGTACAAGCTAGGTCAATATTAGGTGAAGTGTATGACCACACCAAAGGTCCTAGAAAACTAAAAGGTCGTAGTCCGGAGGCTAGAATATGATAGATGTTTTTATAGGTTATGATGAGGGAGAAAAGATTGCTTATCATGTATTGTCAGAAAGTATTAGGAGAAATTCTAGTCAACCTGTATCAATTACACCAATATGTTTAAATAATTTACCAAAGTTTACAAGAGATAAACAACTAAATCAATCAACAGATTTTGCGTTTAGTAGGTTTATGGTGCCGTCATTAAGAAAGTATGATGGTTGGTCTATATTCATGGATTGTGATATGATGTTTAGAGGTGATATTGCTGAACTATGGAGTATGCGTAATATGAGATATAGTGTTATGTGTTGTAAACATGATTATGAACCTAAACAAGATAAGTTTAGAGGTGCTAAGAATGAAAAGTTTGAAAAGAAAAATTGGTCTAGTATGATGTTAATGCAAAATCAAATGTGTCATAGATTAGAACCAGATTTTGTAAATAATGCCTCTGGTTTAGAATTACATCAATTTAAATGGCTTATAAATGATGACGCAATAGGTGAAATTCCATTAGATTGGAATTGGTTAGTAGGTGAATATGATTATAACCCTAACGCAAAAAATGTACATTGGACATTAGGTGGTCCTTACTTTAAAGATTATGCTAAAAGTGATTATGCTGACGAGTGGTTTGATATTTACTACGACACAATAAAAATAGATTTGTTATGAACATCATAGGTTTACGAGGTGCGTTTAGCACAGAGGCAATGTTTATATTTCCTAAACATAAAGATTTCAAACTAATAGAATATCCTGATAGACACAATCATAAGGCAGATGTTTATATACAAACAAATGTATTAGGTGTTATGAAAAGAAAGAACGCAGAAAAATATCAATTTATATTAGACCAAAACAAGCCTAAAATAGTAATAGAACAAGCAACCTTTAGAAAAAATTTAGACATAGAAAAACCAGATGATTATTATTTTAGAGTTGGTTTAAATCATTATACTTTTAACGATGGTATATTTAAAAATGAAAACTCACCAGATGATAGATGGAAACAAATACAAAGAGAACAAGGTATAGAAATAAAACCTTGGAAGAAAAAAGGCGATTACATATTAATACTTACACAAAATCCTATAGATACAAGTCTAAATGATTTAGTAAAAAAACCAGGTGATTATGAAAACTTTATAATGAAAACAATTGAAGATATATCAAAGCATACAGATGAAGATATAATGATTAGACCTCACCCACGATTTACATTTAGATTTAATAAAGACACACTAAAAGATATTAAAGTTAAAAATAAAGTAATGTTTAGTGAGAACTTAAATAACTTTAATGTGACCAATGGTGGTGAAGATATATACAAAGACTTTAAGAACGCCAGAGTTGCGATTTCATATTCAAGTAATAGTTTAATAGAAGCTGTGTGTGAGGGTGTACCAATTATAGCATTGTCTAAAACATCACACACTTGGCCTGTAGCATTTAGAACATTAGAAATATTAAAACATAAAGAATTACCAGAGATAGATAGAACGCAATGGTTAAATAATTGTGCTTATACACAATGGAAGATGTCAGAAATTAATAGTGGTGTTGTTCACAAAAGGATATTAGCATGATTATAACACATAAATTACCGTGGGATAAATGTTTATCACATCAACTTATGCCTGCCATTGAAAAAGGCTGGAAAGACGAGGGTAAAGATGTACACTTCTTTTGGGGTTTAGCAGGTCAAAATATTAGACAAATAACAGAATGTCAAGAACAAGGTTTAGAATGGTGGTATGTAGATAATGGTTATATTACTGAACAAATTACAAGATATCCAGAACCGATTATAAACAATTATGATAAAACATATTTTAGAATATGTAAAGGTGGTATTCATACTACTAAACTATCAGAGTGTGATAATAAAAGATTAGATACAGAGTTTAAAGGTTGGCAATCAGGCGAACATATACTAGTATGTCCTTCATCTCCTACCGTAACATCATATATCAATGATATTTCACAAGAAGAATGGATAAAACAAACTACGGATAAAATACAAAAATGTACAGATAGACCAATAAGATTAAGAAATAAACCACGACCAGGTAATGAATGGTGGAATACAGATATAAAAGATAATTTAAAAGGTGCTCATTGTTTAGTTACTAACATGTCATTAGCCGCTGTTGACGCAATAACAAGTGGTGTGCCGTGTATAACAGATGAAAAGAATGTTGCTAATTTTGTATCTAGTCAAGACATAAGTAAAATAAATTTACCATTTAAACCTGATAATAATAAAATAAATAAATGGATGAATATGTTATCATATAACCAGTTTACAATAAAGGAGATTGAAGATGGTATTGCCTTCAAGGTTCTTCAAGAACAAATTTAGATGGTTAGGATTATTACTAGCAGTTTGTAGTGTATTCATACTATCAAGTGCCAACATATCTACACAATGGGTTGGTTGGTCGTTAAGTGTAGCTGCTTGTGTAATGTGGATATGGTTTGGTTACAAAGATAAAGATTGGCCAAGAATGATTATGGAATGTATGTATATGATATTAAGTATAAGAGCTGTTTTTAATTGGCTAGGTTTTTAATGTACAATTTTGCTTGTGTATGTTATGGTGACAAATATCCCGTAGAGTATGTTCAAAAACTCTATAACATGGTGAAAAAAAACACCACATTACCTATAAAATTTATTGTATTTACTGACCATGTTAAAATGCATAAGATGGTTGAGGGTGATATAGATATTAGAAAGTTTCCTGAAACAGATTTACAAGGCTGGTGGAATAAATTACAACTATTTCATCCTGATGTAGATTTACCAGGCGACACATTATACACCGATTTAGATGTAGTTATTACAGACAATATAGATTGTTTTTTTACATATGAACCTGATAAGGATTTTGTAGGTATGAATGATTTTAACCCCGTAAGTGGTGTTTGGAACTCCAGTATTATGAAGTTTAAACAGGTCAACCTTCACGGACGGATTTGGCATAAATTTATGACCGATAGACCAAATTGGTTAAGACGGTTTCCAGGTGACCAAAACCTAATATCTGACTTTCTTTTAAATACTCCTGGATGTGTGTCATATCCTGATTCGTGGACACAATCATATAAGTGGTACGACAGAAAAGGTGAAAGATACTCCAGAAGCGCCATGACCTACGAACACAATGGCGAATCGTTGGTAACCGTGTTTCACGGACAGCCAAATCCTCATGAATCCGAGCAGGAATGGGTAAAAAGCGCATGGAAATAGAACTTTCTTAGCTGTGCGTTTTGACGCACCTTTAAAACCTACACCTGGTCTCAAAAAAACCTAAAAAAAAGCGCCAAAAAGCGAAAATAGTGCTTGCTTCCTATGGTGGATAGTGTATTATATGTGTATATGATAAAGAAAAAAACACTAAAAAAAAGAATAGAAGACGCCAAGAAAAGAAACTACTTGACTCTACTACAAATTTTTGATATAATAATAACTAACAAAGGAGAAAAACACTATGTCTAAAGTAAAACAATGGGCTTATGATGAAGCCGAAAAAGCAGTTGATAAGATTATCTTACAAGTTAAACAAAATCTTATAACTAAACAATCAGCTATTAAAGATATCATGGATGTTGAAAATGTTAATATGTTAGGTATTGACAATTACAATGTTGATGAAGTTATTGAACTAGAATTAGAGGCTGCCTAATTATGAGTAAAGAAGGAACTATACATTTAGTCTATCAAAGACAATATTATGATGATGAAGACCATGATTATTTCTTCATTAATCATACTATATTCAGAAATGTTCCTTTATCTCAATTAAACAGATTAAATAACAAAGACTTTCAAAAGAAAGTAAAAGAGTTTTGTGATAAGAACTATGTAGAAACTGCTAGTAATTATGATAATTATTCAGAGGTGAATATGATACATGGTACAGAGTATTATAAAACTTATGGTGACGAGTTTGGTGTTTATGGCCAAATGGGAGAAAATGACTTTTATACAGACTATGGTCAAAAATATAATACAAGAAAATTTTTTAAACATGATTTCAACAACGAAATAACTAAATTAATGGGAGGAATAATATGATAATAAATGTTGGAGATACAATTAAAGCAAACCACGGTAGAACTGGTGAAATAATTAATATCGGTATTGCTACTGAAGCAACTGATATAGCGGCTGAGAATGATACATCTTTAAATGCAAAAACTTATGACACAAGTTTAGGTTACACAGGTGCAATCACATTTACAGGCGACAATGGTACTTACTGGTGCTATTTTAATCAGATAGAAGATAACTTAACTGAAAAAGAAAAATCAGATGTTGATGTTGCAATAGAACAGGAGAACGAATGGTGGAAATAGTAGATACAGATAAAGATATATTTGATAGTAATGATAACAAGATTGGTTATTGGAGAAAATTAGAAGACGGTGCTAATGGTGACAATCTTTATGAAGTTTACTTTGATGACAGAGAAGATAAAGGCGATTACTTACAATCACAAGAGTTTGTATCAGATGATGAGAACGCTGAAGAAGAAGCTTATGATTATGCGAGGTCAGTAATTAATGAATAATAAAGTTACAATTACAGTAAAAAAGAAAACACTAAAAGAGGTGTATAATCAGGTTGCTATGTTAAATGACATGGGTTTCCCTAACTTTCAAAAAGGTGAACCTATTAATGATTTGATGAGAGAAATTAAAAGAAATTTAAAGGCAGAAAAAAAGGTAGAGAAACTAGGTTGGAAAGATTTTTTAGAATTTTGGCCTATGTCTATTGTTGTGCCGAGTATGTTATTATTAATATTATGGAGTGCTACCTTTGGACAATAAACCAAACGAATGGGAACTAGGCGTGATTAATAACGCCGTAGAATACTCTATATTAGAGTGGAGGTCACTTGATAGAAGTACCAAAACCATAGTTAAGACTTATGAAGAAGCTAAGAGTTTGTTTGCAAAAACAATTAAAGAACATACTGCCACATTGGCATATGCAATAGATAAAAACGGTAGATATGCTAATCTAAATCATCTACCAGAATTTACAAGTAGGAGTAAACATGTCAAATCAAAGACCAGGTAAATATCAAAGCAAACCAGATGGTGTTGGTAATGATATGAATATCTTGAAGTTTTTTAAAGTAGCACAAAAAGTTTTAGAGAAAGAAAACAAAACAGATGAAGCATTTAACTTTGAACAAATGGTAGATTGGTTACAATCTGGAAAAAGGTTGCCATTATCAGAGGAAGATGTTATAAAAGCGTTAGGAATATAATATGAAATATAATGAAGATAAAATAATAAAAGAAATAAATGATTACATAAAAGGTACTTATGGTGAACACTATAGTACCACAAAAGACGGTTTCCAGGTGCAAGATATGTTAAGACACCTTGATATTGATAAAGATTTTTG